TCGTACATCAGATCCTCCCGCCTTTGGCTTCAGTCATTTGAATAGAGCTTTAATGCTGATGGCGAACCCAACCGCCAAGGATATGGTGACGAACAGGTATTTTATGACCCTCTTGGCCCCTGTCAGGTCGCTCCAAATCTCCGTTATCGGCTTGAGCTGCTTTTCCAGCTTGACTAGCTGTTCGGCGGTTTCCTGCCCTATCCTGGCCGCAATTTCAGCCCTCTCCGAGGCCGTCTTAACCTGCTCGGATAGTTTGTCTATCTTCCCGTTGACCGTCAATTTCACGGCGTCGGCGACGTGTATTCTTATTTCCTCCACTAACTCTTTGTGGTGTGCGTCAAGCGCCATCTTGTTTTCCATGCCCAATCTATTTAATTGTTATCCCGCGCCTATCAAGGTGATGTCAGGGGAACGGACGTTAATTCTCAGGCGAGGCCATCGCCTGCAAAACAAGGGCCCGGGTCCGTATTACCTCGCGAATGGTATTAAGCCAGACATAATTAGGTCTTTGACGGATGTTGAAACTCCTCCAGCAGCCACCGCATACGTCTGGAATGACGACGGGTAGTAGATGCGGGGGTGGGCGGCGTTGGCCGTGCCGGAGGCGGTCCATGCGGAGGGGTCGTCAATGTAGTCGGTCGTGGCCGAGGGCCCGGTAAGCGGCTTGTAGGAAATCATGCTGTCGCTGAAGAACTGTGGGGAGTAGCCTTTGGCGAGCGACGCTACCTCTGCGGCGGAGAGTTCCCTGGTCCAAAAGGCCCATTCCGCCATTAAACCGTCAAAGTGGTTGTCATATGTCCCGCCGGAGTTGACGCGTGCGCCCAGGACGGTGTTGGAGTTGGTATCCAATCCGAACGGGCTGCTGGTGCTGGTCGCCTCTGATGCCCCGTTGATGTAAATGTTCCAGGTTGAAGCTCCCCTGGTCGCCATGACGTGTATCCAAGTACCCGTTGAAAAGGTGGACGTGCTGACTATCGCCGCCACGAAAGCCAAGTCAATGCGGATTTTGTTGCCGCCGGAAACGAGTTGCTGGAGGGCGTAGCCCTGCCCGAACCCGCCGGTGACGCCGTTCATGAAGAACGTGGCCTCGTTGACCCAGCTCTCGGCGTTTATCCACCCGCCGAAGGAGATGTTCGTGGTGTTCCCGGTTATGTGGTTAGCGCGGCCGATGTATTCGGACGAACCGGCCTCAAAGTCCCTCGCCATGTTATGTTTCTTTCACAATTACCCTGATAAGTTCCGCATCCCCCGACATATCGTCTGTAGCGGTAGTGCCGTTCGCGTCCCTGGTGACTTTCAGCCGGAAGCTTTCGCCCGCGGCCAGCGAGTCCATATCGGCCCCGTCGGTGAAGGTGATGTCGGTGTACTGCTGCTCGCCGGTAGCGGATGCGGTGGTTGCTGACCCGGAGTTGTTGGCGGCGGCGAACCCGTCGGAGTCAATGTCGAACGCGTCGTCCTGGTGGCGTTCTATTGAAACGTCCCACGAAACGCCTCCGGTGGTCGCCGAGGTCGCCATCCAAACTAGCGTGACGGTCAGCCCTCCTCCGGAGTAGTGAGCCGGAAGAACTCCCCCGAAAACCGCGCTCTCGTCTGTCGTGTCGTCAAAGTCAAGGACCGGCACCGAGTTCCTGGTGTCTAAGGTAGCGAAAGCGGATGCGGGCGGTTCGTTGTTAAGCGGCGTGAATACCGCTAGGTAGTTGCCTGATGCCATGTTAGTTGTTTAATACCTGTCTAATTGCGGCGACCATTTGCTGTCTGGTCGCTACACCGAGGCGGACCAGGGCCTTGGCGAGGACCACCGCGTCAATCTGCTCCAGATTGTCAATGCGTGCCTGGACCGCGGAAGCCTCGGCGTCGTCAATCGCTTGCTTTTCAGCCAAGCTCATCTCCTGCACCTGGTGTCCCACGCGCTTCCAGTACTTCCTGGGGACGTTGATGACCGCGGACACATCCGGGTTGACTATGCAGTCCGGGTCGGAGGAATACTCCGGCGTGTTGACCGAGATTAAGTATTCTGGTGTTTGACCTGCTCTAAACCTTGCGATGTTCGCCATATTAGATTTCGTACCCCGTTATGGTGATGTAGACGTTTCCTGCACTCGTAGTGACCAGCAAGTCGGCGGCGTCCTCGCCGGAGAATAGCGGTGTGCCGAAGTGGTGCGACCAGCCGGAGTTGGCCGCTAGCTCCGCTTTCCAGACCACCGCGTCCCCTGCCGCCAGGTCGTCCTCCAGGGTGACGGTAGCCGCCGCGGAAACGTTGATGAAAATATCGGTGACGTACCACCTCTTGCCGGCTGCCGGGGACCAGACGATGCCGTCGGTCACCGCACCGGAGTTGGTGTAGTACTTCTTGACGTGGTTGGAGCCCAGGGCCGCGAAATCCTCCTCGGGTATAGCGGTCCTAACAGCCCCCGTCTTGTAGGTTGATACTGCGGAATAGTCAAGGTCGGTCCCGGCCAGCGCGGTATTCGGGGTGTCGTTTCTGACGCCCAAGGCGAACACGCCGGTGTCGCCAGAGCTGTGTGCGGCGTCCTCGGCTTTCCCCAGGGAGGTAGCCGAAGTGCCGGGGACTACGGACAGGACATCTACATCGCCGATATTATTGGTTCCGGCCGGTATTGCGGAGGCAAGGTCAACGTTGCCGATATTGTTGTCCCCCGCGGCTATGGAGGCGATGTCTACGTTCCCGATGTTATTGTCACCGGCTGCTATGGAGGCGATGTCCACGTCCCCGATATTGTTAGTTCCAGCAGGGAGCGAGCCGACCACGTCCACCTGGACTTCCGTGCCCGTAATCGCCCCGTTAAGGGCGGTCAGGCCGGCGTTGGATACCGGCTGGGTCACTCCAGAGCCGTCCACGGTCACGGTGCCGGAGACCCCGACCGTGCCGTCCACGGTAATCGCGCCTCCGCCGTCGTCCACGGAAAGGGTGCCGCCGTTGTCGGTCGCGGCCACTATGAGCCTGCCGTTGGCGTCCATCAGCGCCGGGGAGACGTCCCCGTCGGTGACGGTATGGGGAGTGCTCTGGTACACGCCGCCGACCAGCAGGTGTTTGGAGGTGTTGTCGGTCCAGTCCGCGTCGTCCGCGTAAACCGCGTCGTCAAGGAGCTGCAAGGCGGTGGTCTGGGTCTGCTGTTCTGCCAGGGTGGAGGCCCCGGTGGGCAGGGCGGAGGAAAGCACGTCCACGTCCCCGATGTTGTTCGTACCGGCGGCGAGGTTCGCGGTCACGGTACCGGAAACCGTTTGGGCCGCGACACCGTCCTCAACGAGGATCATCAGCTCGTCGGTGTCGGACATTGACGTCGTGTCGTATTCCAGCGTCAATGTGTCCGTGGCGAGGGTCCCGCCCTTTGAGGCGTCAGCGAAGTTGTAGATGATGATTTGGTCTGTGACGTTGACTATCAGCTGTATCCCGGCGAGACCGACGTCGGAAAAGTCCGCATGGACTACGGTCTGGGCGGAAGCGTCAAACGTATAGGATGTTAAGCGCTTTTTCATGTAGTGCGGTTAATTACAAAGAGACCGAGTACGCGATGACCAATGCTTCCGACACGCCGCCGCCCACGCCCGAAATCTCGGCGTCCACGTAAGCCTTGACGCTTTGCTGAGTGGGGACCTTCGTTGCCGAGTTTGACGTCATGGCGTCCTCGTCAATGACGAACTGCATGGCGGCGGTGGATGTGTCCGAGTTCATCACGGCCCCGGCAGCATCCACGTTCGTGGCGTCCGTCACGTCGGCCAGCGCCTCTATCCCGGCAAGCTTGGTCTGCTCTACGGCCGTGTAGACCTTGTTGGTCGTCCCGGAGGTGTGGTTGTCGGTATCAAAAGCGTCCCCGGCGATGGCTTGCGGGTCGTAGGTGGCGGCTTCCATGTCGCCGGAACCGGAGCCTGTGCCGGTGATGGTGTAGTTGCCGGATCCGTCGTTGGTGATGGAGATGTTAGTGCCGGCGACCAGGGACTTGACCTTGCCCGATGTCAGCCTGACGCGGTTTAGGGCGTCGGCGAACCGCTGTTCAACCGTGTCCTTAATGTTGGTGATTTCCTTGGACCCAAGCTGGGTGAAGAGCTTGTCCTTATCCTCGTCGGGCAGGCTCTCAAGGCGGTCACGCACGTCCTCGGCGGTGAGCACGAACTCCTTGTTTTCTGGCAGTTTTATCTTTGCCAGCACCATCTCGGCGACCTCGTTGGGGTCTGCGTCCTTGCCGTCCTTTGGGAGCTGGATATTGTTGATTAAGTCTTGCAGGCGCTTGAAGGCCCTGTCATTCTGCGCCTTGGCAGCCTTCTCAATCTCAGACCTGGTGACTTTGGTGTCGGCGTGGATCTTTTCCAGTATGCCGTTATGTTCGGCAATTATCTGCTTGACCATGTCGGTGACGTGGCCGCGCAACTCTTCGCTGATGGCTTCGGTCCCCTTCTTGTGGGAGGCCATGATGGACACTATGGCCTGCAAAAGCTCCTCCATGTCGGCCTTGGACATTACCTTGTCCGCATTGAAAAAGCCTAGGAGCTTGCTCAGATTTTCGTTCGTCTCGTCTTTGTTTGGCATGATAAAAACGGGACATCACCATTTAAGGTAATGCCCCGATTATTTCGTGGGTGGTTATTAAGTTGGTGGTATTATATCAGTTTTCCGTGGACTTGGCAAGTAAGTTATGCGACGTGGCCTTTGGCTATTGACAAATTCTTAGTTATATGCCAGTATTGGGGAAATTAACCATAACCCATATGGCTTGGCTGGCAGTGATAATTATTGCGCTGACCGTGTTGTGGCAGTGGTACAGGAATGACTGGAAGTGGTGGGACACCGATTAATATACTTTTAATCAGATCAATATGTGGATAAAAGAATTTTGGAATAGTTTTACTAAGGAAGACGTGACCGATAGTTTTACGTTTAATATCGTGAGGGGTGTTACTATCGGTCTTTCAGTCGGTTTCCTGGTCCTAGTTGTCCGTTATTTAGTCTAATAGACCAAGATCACTCGCGGCCTTAGCGCCAAACCTACCAAGCCTGATTATGGCTTGGTTTCGTTTTTCCTGGTCAAAACTGAGTAGCTTCTCAACTATCCTTTCCTTCTGTACGGCCCTCATAGTGTTCCACCATGCGCTTTGCAGTAGTTCTACAGCCGAGCTGGTTACGATAGTACCCAGAACGGCTCCTGGAATACCGCCGACCATCGCGCCTGCGGCCATTCCAGATCCTGCGCCGATAATGTCGCGTGTGATCCTGGTACCAAGGCCTGAGCTATCCCGTTGGGCGGTCTCGTTAAGAATGTCCTGCAAGTTGGAATTGAGGTTGTAAATCTCATTTATCTTGGCATAGGTCGGATTCTTTTCAGAGAGCAATTTACGGATAAGCGCGTCCCCTTTCTTGATTTGCGACAGGCTCGCGTTATCAGAAATAGTCTTTTGGGACTTGCGTGAGTCGTACAGCAGGTCGCCATACTGTTGTGCCAATCCTCGGAGTTCTTCCTGAGATGCTACCGGGATGATAGACTTGTCCAGCTGTTTCATTATCATTTCCTGGCTCTTGATGATGTCCTTAACCGGCCTGCTGGTCTCCTTAGCGCCCTCCATGATGAGCTTACGCTTCTGCTGTTCCAGCGTCTTGAAAGAGGATTGCAACTGCTGGAATGACGCATTTGACCTGGAACCTTCTGCGCTTATGTACTGCGAGATGTCACTCTTGAGACCCTGCAACGCCCGGTATTTATTGGTGTTCACCGAAAGAATTTTGCCTTGGGGAGTCTTGAGCTTCTTCATGGCATCGTCAATTTTGGTGAGTATGTCGTCAATTTCAGCTACACCTTGCAGTTCGCCTAATTCGTTATACTGCCTTTCGCTCAGTTTAATGCCCGCCTCCGCATCGCGGAGTAGCTTCGCCCTAGTCCCCCATTTCTTGTCCTTGAGCAGTTGTGGAACAATGTCATCCGACATTTCCTTGTATTTTTCTTTAGATGCGCCTAATCCCTTCTTGTATTGCGCGATGGCCTTCTTATGTAGCTCTTGTGCCTTATATGGGTTGGTTTCTGCTTTTACACCTGCCCTTCCACCGAAGACACCTGAGATGAACCCGCTTATTAACCCGCCGGTGATGCCTGACTTTATAATGTCTTTAGTGTTGGCATTGTCCTGCATGGCACCTGTTGCGCCATAACCCACGCCCACGGGGGATGATTTAACCGCTGCCTTGGCAAAACCCTTGCCGAAGGCTGAGGCCTTCTGTCCTACTGTTGGCTTGGCAATATCACCGAGGACGTCCACTCCGACCTTGGTTGCAGTGTTGGCCGCTTTTTGGCTGGAAGTCAGCAGTTTGCCGGTCTGGGCGCTTTTCATGGCCTTGCCGTATGATCCGGCGGTAAGCACGTCAAGAGCCACCCCACCCGCCGCTCCTACTACCTGCTTGTTCGTTAGGTCAAAACCCTCGTTGAACTGGCCGGCTGTGGCGGCCTGGTATGATTCCTCACCGTAAGTCTCGCGAAGGAAAGCGGCGAGCCTGTTCCTCTTGGCCGGATCGGTCTCCTTTCGTATCGCATCCATGAGGGACTGTTGCGCCCCGGCGTCCTGCTTGTTTATGTCAGCCACCGCTTGTCCGGATGTCCTATCAAACACTGTGGAGATGGCCTTGCCGAATGTCTTTTCCGATGATATAAGAGCACCACCAATTCCCTTTATCTTATCCAGAAAACTTTTTTTCACCTCGGCAGGTTGCTCGCTGGGAAACCCGGACTGGGTATAAGACCCAGGCTGGAGCTGGTTGATGTTGGTCGGTGTTGATAGTACCTTGTATGAACCTGGTTGTAAGTCTTTGATGTTCATGTTATTGCACTTCCTCCAAGTTTCCCTGGGCGTCAATTACTCTAAATTTCTTTCCTTGGTGTTCTATCACGCTTCCCACATCCGGGGTAGAAGATTGCGTCACGGAACCAAGAGTGCTCAATAAAACTGACTTGGTTCTGGATGCCTCTTGTTTGATTGTGTTCAGTTTGCTCATGATGACGTCCTCCTGGTCGGTGATGCTCGGCAGGAATTTCTCTAGCCTGGCCACCTCCTGCTCGGACACGGCTGCGCCGGACAGCGATTTCATGAAGTCAGCTTTCAATTTAGCGAGTTTCTGTTCCAGTGCTAGTTGCCTGGGGTCGGACCCGCCCACCAGTTTCTTTAGGGCGAGAGTCCTGCCGGCCACCGGGCCGGTTTGCACACCCGTATTCAACAAGGATATGGTTTCGTTGGCCAGGGAGACTGTGGTGTCAAAACCCGCAATAGCATCGGCTTGGCCAGCGGTTAGCTTGATAGGCTTACCGCGAGAGTCAGTTATTGACCCTGGAGATACATATCCACTCCCTGAACCACCACCGCCACCTCCGCCTTTAGGTGCGATTGATTGCTGGTACATTTTGCTTGATAGTATCTTGTTCTTGACGGTTTCCATGTTATCGGATGGGTTGATCCCCGCATCCCAATAAGTCGCACGGGCCTGGAGCGCGAACTCCCTGTCGGCGACCTTGTCCTGCGTGTAGTCGGTGACGATGCCGCGGCGGTAGGCTTCCTCAAAGGAAGTGACCCCGGCGGCCTTGAAGAAGTCCTCCGGCGTCTCAAACGCCTGGCCGGTCCTGGTGTCAAAGAACTCGCCGTTGCGGTTGGCGTAGGACGTGGTGACACCGGCCTCCAATGCGAGGGACAGGTTCATCTTGGCCTTGTCCCTCTCGTACTGGGCCTTGATGCGGTCATCCTCATATTTCATTTGAAGTGCCTGCGCCCGAACCTTCTCCTCCTTGTCCAGGATGGGCTGTATCACTTCCAGTTGCTTGAGCTTGATGTCAATCTGTTCCAGGATGGGGGCGTATTTCATTTCCACGGCGCGTTTCGCGGTGTCCTGGGCGGCGGTTATCTGTCCGGACAGACCCAGGGCGCGGGCGTTCAAGAAGCCTATGTCAGCGGCCTGGCTTCGGCGTATCGCCGCTTGGGTGCCCACTATGCTGGACATCGGGACGATGCGCTGTTCCTGGTCAAACCATCGCTTGTCGTAGGCGGCGGAAGTGGTCAGGATGTTGGAGTTAAGGTCAGCCAGCTGCTTTTGCAACGCCGGGAGGCCAAGCTGGTTCTCCGCCTTCAAAAGCGCCTCGGATTGCCCAGCGGACTGGCCCAAAAGCGATTCCAGTTGGGAGGCTATGGCGGACGCCTTCTTGGAGGTTTCCGTCTCTTTTGGCGTCAGCTCCTTGATGTAATCCTCTAAGGTCTTGGATGCGACCTTGGCCGTGGCCGCCATGCCGTCCGCCTCGGAGGTGTCCGTGGACGGCTGGGGCAGGTTCAATGCCTGGGTGGGCATGACCTGGTTTACCGGCACGTTCGGCGATGACGAAACAGGCGCCATACCCCTCTGGGCGGCGGTTGGGTTGACCACCCCGTTGTAGATGAGGGACCCAGGAGGCGGCGTTGCGGGTGAAGGGGCCGCGTTCCCCTTGTAACCCGGTAAGGCTGGGTTAAGGCCGTTATCGTATATCTGTGCCATGTGTTTGCTTAATTAGGTGTAGAACATTTTTTCAAAATGCTTGGAGTTGTTGTTGTAGCAATAGAGCGTCCCCTCAATGTTCGAGAACTTCTCGTGAGCGGTAGTCATGGTATTGGCGTCGTCGGTGTACTGGAGGGTGCCGCCAGAGTTGAACTTGGAAATGTTCCTGTTTGTCGTGTCTATCGTGTAAATGGAGCCGTCGGCCACGACGGCAAAGTTTGCGTTGAACCCCAACGTCGCGGCTCCGCAGGTTATGGACGAGACGTAGGTGAACGCGGTACCAGATACCGAATATTTGGCGATGACGTAGGCGTTGGCGGAGTTCCCCCCGTCGTAGTTCAGGTACATGTAGGTCCCGTCGAAGGCCATTCGCAGGTTCACGTCCACGGTCAGGTCTGGGGCAGTTCCGGAGAAGGTGCATTGGGTCCCGCCGGAAGCCAGGTCGTCCACGGCGTACCTGTAGATCCGCCACTCGTCCGGGGCGGTGTCGGTGTCTTGGAACAGGACATAGCAATAGTTCCCGGACTTGAACACCCCCCAGATGTTGTTGATGTCGGCCCAATCGGACCCGGTGTCGCGCAGCTGGTAGTGCTCGCTGCCACCGATGGCGATAAGTGTCTGGTTCGCGTTCTCGTAGGCAAATATCCTGTCGATGTCGTCCGTGTGGATGTTGAGCGAGGTATCCCCGAGTTGGGACGTGAGGGGGAATGACCGGGGGAAGGCGGTTGCGGGCAGGTTTTTAAGGTCCCGATAGTCAACTTGCGGCCCGTCCGACCCGACGCCGGTGTGCGTGTGGTATGGTACTTCGCCTAGGCCTATCATGTCAGGAATACCTCCCTTACCGACGGGCTGGTGGACGACCCCGTTAGTTCAATCTTAAATTGCGCCGTCACCAGCTCGGATGACGTGGGGAAGGTGGCGTCCAAAAACTGCAACGCGCCGAATGTGGCGTAATCAAACGTGTGGGCCAGGGTGAAGCTGTCGGACCTGGCGGCCCTGTAATAGACGCGTACGCCCTCCCCTGACGCCAATGGCTTGTCCAGGACGTACTTGATGGAATCCAGGCTGGTCTGCGAGCCGGGCATGGAAATCAAGTGGACGGGCGTAATGGCATAAGCCGTGTAGCTGGTATGGAAGGTGGCGGCGGTGATGTCCACGCCGTAGGTGGAGTTGTACGACCATCCGGCGTAGAAGGCCAGTCCGGGTGGGCTTGTGGCGAGAGTATGCGGCATGAGGACGGAGATTGTGCCGGAGTAGGTGCCGTAGGACGGGATGGCGGCGAGCCTCAGCGCCCTGGTCGGCATGTCCACGGCCCAGATGCCCGACACGGTGGTCAGGGCGACCCCGGCGTTGGTCGTGCCGGTCAGGGTAAAATAAAGCTGGTTGCGCCAGGCCATCGCGTCGCCCCAGGTGAAGTAAGGCTCCTGCGAGCCGGCCAGGTGGTCTGGAAATTTAAAATACTCCTCAACGGACGTGCCGTTGGTCCAGTAGACGCGCCCGCGGTTGCCGGCGAATATGAAGGCATGCTGGTTGCCGGTAACGATTCGGGAGACCTTGCGGTCAGGGAGGATGATGGGGATGCGGTAGGACGCCTCGGCGTTGGCCTCGTTCCAGGGGTAGACCAAATCCTTCTGCCCGCCGATCAGGACATAGTCGCCCAGTTCGCCTAGGGCCTCCACGTCATCGTCCGGCGGAAGGTCCAGGACATTGACATCCTTGATATAATCATCGTCAAACGAACCCAGCCGCCCGCTATTGCCAAAATACAAATGGTCGCCCTTGACCATGACGGGGCGGCGGGTCTGGATTATGGAGGAGACGGTGTCAAAGCCGTATGACCAGCCCGTGCCGGAATCAAGGTCAATATTGCCCTCCAAATCAGAGACATTTAGGCGGTCCACGTTGGACTCGCGGAAGACCACTATATCCTGGGAGAATACGATAATGGCCCGCCCGCCGGTGCCGGTCAGTGTGTCGTTGCCCAGGTAGACCAGATAGGAGGTCAGGGCGGCGTTGGTGTTCTTGACCCACCAGACCCTCCCGGCGTCGTCCAATATGAACGATTGGTTGCGGGTTATTGAACCGGTGCCGATAAAATGCTGCGCCTTGTCCAGCGGGGCGGACATGGTGTATGAGGAAATGGTGCCGGATCCGTCGGAGCCGGTGACGTCCACCAGGTTTGACGCGTCCAAAACGGGGTTGGTGTACAGCTTGAAGGTCACGCCGGAAAGGTCGCCGACCCAATAGACGCGGCCAGTGGATATGCCCGTGGAGGTGACGACGGTGTTTAGCGTTACGGCCATGCCGTTGAACCAGCCTGACGTTGACGCGACAGTAAAGACGTCGGTGGCCGTGACTACCGTGTAGGCGACGGCGGTAACAGTCGGCGGGGCGGTTAAAGCGTCGGTGTCGTTGTTGATGGACAATGACCCTTGGGTTGAGTGGAAATCCAGGTTGCGGATGTCCTCAAAGCCCACGTTGAAGCCTGGTGCTATCCCCTTGTTGATGCCCTCCAGTAAAGCCAGCGGCTTGGCCAGCATCTATCGCTTCCTCCTGATCTTAGGCATGATCCGCATGGAGACGTCCTTGTCGCGGTGGGCGAAGTGCTCGGTGATGGCGGCCTCGTCCTCCATGATGAGCTGCTTTATGGCCGAAGCCTGGGGCTTGCCCTTCTCAATGAGGAACGGCAGGGACGCATGGCGGGCCAGGTAGCCGTGGAAGATGGACGGGATGCCGGGGTCGGCGGTGGTGTCGGTGGAGGCGAAGGCGACCTTGTTGCGTTCAAAGTAAATCGTCAAGCCGTTGGTGTAGTTGTAGCTGGGCGCGGGCTTGAGGTCAATGAACTTGCCGATTTTCAAGTAACCCCTCGGAATGGAGGAGGCCTCGGCGTATTCGTCGTAGTCTATCGGGATTTCATTCAGGGAGAACGGCTTGAGCAGGATGCCGTTGCCGTTGGAGTCCTTGATTTCCACCCTAAGCACGTTGATTATCTCGGAAGTGAAGTCATCCAGCTCATAGCGCGATTGGTCAGCCACCAGGTTGATGGATTGTATCGGGGCCGAGGTCTGGTTGAGGTCGTCAAAGGACCATCGGCCATCCGCGCGGAAGGCCAGGGTGAAGAAGCGGTCCAGGGCCATGTTCAGGCGGGCCGTCTTAGCCTTAAGGCTGTAAGTGGAGTCGGAGGCGTTGCAGATGCGGTTGATCTCCTGGATCAAGCCCTCTTCTGTTGTTGAGTTACTAAAGTCGATGGCTTTGTTCTCCTAAATTAAAAACGAGGCACTACTTTCGTAATGCCTCGGATGTTCCGTAGGTTAGTTATTGCTTTTTCGCGTAATTGCTCTTGAACTCCTCCAGGTGGTCAAAGATTTCCAGCACCACGTTCCCGTCTTCGTCCAGCTTGGTGGTGTTTAAGTCCTCGTACATGGTCTCCAGGTGCGGCTTGCCGAGTTTCTGGACCAACGGGACTATCTTGTCCTTGACTTTCTGGACCTTGTGGCCGAGCTTGTTTAGTTCGGTCATCTTCTCTGCCTTCTGCTTTTCCAGCAGTTCGTACTGGTCACGGAGTTCCTGCGGGGTGTTTTCCTTGACCCTCTGGTAGATCTGCTTTTGCAGGCCTTCCAGTTGCTTGACCAGTTCCTCGCCCTTGACGACCAAGTCCTTCACGTCAACCTTCTGTTCCTCGGCGACGAGCTTCTTGTTGATTGATTCCATCGCCTCGCTTATCAGGTCAACCTCGCCGGACATCTTCCTGCCCTGCTGGATGAGTTCGTCCTTCTGCTCTATCCAGCCCTTGAGTTTGGGATGCTCCAGCTTCACGATTCTTGTCATATTATATCACCTTTCTTGCCTTTAGGCAAATTATATAGTTGTTCGCATATCTTATTGAGGTTCTCGTAATGGCCCGGGCTTGTGGACATGCGGTCCGGGGCCGTTGCGCTCGGTAAGTTTTCAATCCCGACCACTACCGAGTTGTGTGGCTGGTTTAAGTAGGTGAAGACCCTGTCCGTCTGGGACAAGAACAGGTCATTTATGCCGTATTCGTCCAGGTAAGGGCTGAAATCTATCATCCGCTTGGTGAAGAAGCACCCGAATCCCACCAGCGTCACGCCCATATCCCTATACCATTCCAGGTGGTGAGGCGTCATGGCGTTGGTCAGATGGCCGTTATACGCCTCAAACAGCTTGGTTACGTCGGTGATGCAGTCGTCGTCCTGGACGTAGACCAGGTCGTTCTTGGCTTTTAAGGCCAGCTCGTAGCGCCTATGGATTGATGGGCATTCGGTTTCAACCAGTATCTCGTCAAAGGCGGGCAGGGAGTCCAGTATTTCCTTGGGGTATTCTTTTTCCTTGGTGATCAGAACGGCGGTGGCTATCATATGATTTCCTTAATCTCGTCTATCGTGAACTTCTCGGCGAACTCCGACGTCACGCCGTCCTCGGTGATGATTTCGTGCAGGTTCTCGCCGGGCTGCAGCCCGATGGCCTTCACGCCGACCTTGCCGTACTTTTCCGTCATGGCTTGCAGCAGGTCCCCCATCCGCATTGACTTCATGTCGGTGGCGTACGGCGTCGCGTCCTTGGCCTTATCCAGGCACTCAAAAATCAGGTCTACCGCCTGGTTGACCGTCCAGAAGAACCTGGTGGCGTCCGGGTCGGTGATGACTACATCCTCGCCCTTCCCTATCCTGTCACGCCACTTGCACAGGACGCTTCCCGACGAATAGATGACGTTGCCGTACCGGACCGTCCTGTATTTGGTGTCCGGGTTCAGTTTCTCGTATTCGGCGAACAGCCTTTCCATCAGGAACTTGGTCGTGCCGTACACGCCCTTGCGGGAGGCGGCCTTGTCGGTGGATATGCCGATGATGAACTCCGGCTTGTGGACGCGGGTGGCCTCAAGCAGGGCTATCGGGATGTTCGTCTCAATGGTCTGCAGGACGTTCTGCTCCGCCAGCCCGACGTGCTTTAGGGCCGCCAGGTGGTATATGCCGTCCACGTCCTTGACGGCCCTGTCGCAGGCGTACGGATCCGACACGTCGCCTATCATAATCTCAATGTCAGGGAAACTCTCTTTTAATTCCACCAGCTTCGCTTCGTTTCTTGCCATAACCCGAATATCCGCCTTATCGCAAAGCCTGCTGACCAGCTCCCTTCCTAAGAACCCCGAACCGCCTGTGATTAAGACTTTCATGTGAGTTTCTGCACCTCCTTGACGTCCTCCTCGCTTAATCCCTTCAGGTCTATCCCCTCCCATCGCTCCGACAGCGACGAGTTGGTGTTGTATCTTAACGCCGGCGGCCTGGTCCCGATGACGCCGTAGCTGATGCGGTTCATGAAAGCTGACCCTTCCAGCTCAAACTCCCACGGCGTCCTGACCTGTTCTAGGACGTTTATCAGGGACTCCCTCTCCCAGATGCAGTATTGGGTGGTGGCGGTGTAGTCATCCAGGCCCACCCTGATAAGCTCGCCGTCCGTCACGAAGTCGGTGTAGTTGGACGAGTCGCAGAGCCTCCCGCAGACGACGTAATCGTCCATGTTGGCCATCAGCAGGTCAAACTTCTCCCTGTCCAGCTCGCCGGCCAATAGGTAGTCGTCCAGGGCGAAGACGACGTACTTGTCGGGGATCCTCCGCAGTTCCGACGCGGCGAACTCCGCCCAATGTTCTATCGGGCCGGTATGCTCCAGCCAGACCTGCTCAAAGCCCTTCATGTACTTGTCAACCAGGTATTTGCTTGCCGGCCTGACCCTTCGGGAGCCGGGATGACCTATCAGTATCAGTTTCATGTTGTATAAAAAATGGAGGGCCAAGGGGTCAAGCCCTCCGAAGAATTGTGTACCCCTTATCGTACTCGGTCCGGTGTCCGTCAGGCTTGAATCCCGCCTTGACGAATACGGTGTAGGAAGCGGTGTTGCCATCCACGATCTTGGCGAACAAGGGCTTCCGGTAGCGGTCCTGCACCAGCGAACATGCCACGCCGAGGATTTGGCTGGCGACCTTCTTGCCCCTGTACTTGGGGTCAAGGACAATCGCCACCTCAATCTCGTCGGCGATGTCAAAGCGGATCCAGCCGCATTTGGCGTCGCCCTCGCAGATCAGGTAGAATCCGGGCTTGGCCAGCCGCTTTTCCAGCCAGGCCAGGTGGTCGGACCAGTAGATGATCCCTGAAGTGACGATGGCGTTGGCCCTGGTGACGGAGTCGTTCTTCCACTGGAGAAGCTCCAGCGCGTCGTGCATCGTTACCGGCCTGAGTGTGTACATCTCATCCTCCTTGGTAGACCTTGAACTTGCTCAAATCTGGGTAGCCCTGGGCCTCGCGTTTAAGCGGCGGCCTGGGGTGGTTTTTGTAAACGTCAAACAGCATCAGTCCCCTGGCGGCCAGTTCCGGTGATAGGTACATGTTCCAGCCGAGCATGGTCAGCTCGTCGTCGCCCAGCGGCACCTCGTCCCGCCCGTCAAACCTGGCCTTGCGTAGCCACTTATAGGCCTCGTAATCGTCGGTCAAGACCATCCCGCCCCGGCCTATCGGCAGGAGCTTCTTGGCGTGGAAACTAAGGCAGACCAGGCCTCCTTGGTACATGCCTTTCTCAAACCTCAAGGCGGAGTCTATGACGCCGGTGTCGCCAATCTCGTAGCTCCCCTGCCAGTCCTCGTCCCTGAACATGACCTTACCGCCGGCGTGGATTATTGAACACGGGACAGACGGGTAGGTGCGTTTGGGGATGTAAACGTAATCATCCTTAATGCCGACGTGCAGCAGGGAAAGGAATATGGCGGCGGTGCCGGATTCCATCGCCACGGCGTACTTGCTTCCGCACCATTCGGCGACGGCTTTCTCAAAATCGTCAACGACCTTGTATGCTAGAGAGGCCATTTTTTTGTCTTTCTGAAATGAAACATCATAATCTCCTCGCCGTCCTGGTATAGCTTGCCGTTCTCTTTTTTAAGATTAAAAGTGTCAGCCCACGGGTCGCCTTGCCAGAACGTGTACTTGTACCGCAGGCCGGAGCTTTCCAGGTAGCGCGAGAAGTCGGTTTCCACCCAGCCGTTCGGCGTCTTTTCCACCATGAAGTCCTGCCAGAACGGGTGCTTCTTGAAGAAGTTGTTGACTTCCGGGACGTTCCGGTAAAGCGACCAGCAGCCGCAGACGTAAGTGGAATGGTTGGAATGGACGTCCAGGTTGGACAAGAACTCGTCCGTCACCCACTTGTCCACGTCGCCATATACGCAATCCAGGTCGGTGTGCCCCCAGAAGTCGTAGCCTTCCAGTTCCTTGGCATATAGCAGGCCCAACGTCGGGCGGAAGTCCCAGACCTTGCCCGAACCCTCCTCAATGGGGCAGTCAAAGCCAAGCACGTCCTTGACGCGCTTCTTGAAGCCGTCTAGGTCTTGGTCAAGCAGGAGGTCATACCCTTCCGGCTTTTCGTACTTGCCGTACCATTCGGGCAACTGGCCGAAGTAAGGAACGATCAGCAGTTTTTTCAGTTTAGCCATTCGGATTTTCCCATTACCGCCTCAAAGTGCGGGCGGGTTGAGGGCAGGCTTAATTGCGAATGATAGCATTGGAGCGCCCGTATCTTCATGCCCATCTCCTCGTCGGTGGGCTTTATTTCCGTATTGCCGGTCATGTAGAGGTTGTCCTTGGTGTAGGTGGCGTAAGGGATGACCTTGGAGCCGAAGTGCTCTATGGCGACCTTGCCTATCAGGTCGTGGTGGGGGTTGCCGTTGCCGTAGACCGCCGGGACGTAGACCCTGTTGAAGTTCTCAAACGAGGCGAACAGGGCGAACAGCTCCTCCTCGGTTATCTGGCTGTCGGGTATGCCGCCGAAGCAGACCGGGCAATCCAGTATCTTCATGGCCTCAAGTGTTTCCCTGATCCGCTGGTCCGCCGTGATGCCGTCCCCGCGAAGCGCCTGGATGTAGCTGTCGGTGACTATCAAAACCAGCGGTTTCTCGCGCATCAGGGTGAACGCGCCAAACAGGGTTTCATCGTCGTTGTGGGGGGAAATCCAGAGGTTCATGGGTATGGCGTGTTAAGTCCGTACTTTTTCTTGATGATGGCCGACATGTCCTCGTTGCTGGGCACCTGGTTCTGGGTCATGCCGTCCTTCACCGGCGTCTCAAAGATGAGTTTTCCGCATTGGACGCCCGTCTTTTTGTGGTTTATCAGCAGGTTCAGCCAAAGGTCCCAATCCTGGAACCTCGGCAGGCTCTCGTCAAAGCCCATGAAGTCCTTGGACCTTATCACCGACATGGTGGAGATGTAGTTGTGCCGTTTTAGCAGTTCCGGGTCAAAGTCCTCAAAGCATTGCAGGAACGGGCCTATTCGGTACGATCCGTAGGCGTATGAGCATTCCGGGTGGCTTTTAAGCGCGTCCACCAAGTGCTTGATGCCGTTGATGGTCCATTGGATGTCGTTGTCGGAGAACAGGACGAACTCGGTGTCGCACTGCTTGAAGCCCTCGTTTCTGACCCACGGTGCGCCCTTGCCCTCAACGTCGCAGACCGTGACCACCTTGAAGTCCCGGTAGGAGGATTGTTTCAGGCTATCAAGCGTGTAATCCGGGTTTTCCCACTTGCGGTAAGGGATGATGATTGTCAGTTCCGGCATAGTATCCCCAATCCGTTGCATTCCGGGTAATTGTAGAAGTTCAGGCCATGCCGCCTGGCCAGGTCAGATACCGCCTTCTTGACTTGAGGGTAGCTTTCGGTGTCGTGGAACAGGACGATGGGCGCGTGGTATACCGACCATTCGCCGCAGTCGTAGGTGTCCTCGTAGGTATGGACGATGTCCACGTGGATGAGGTCAAACTGCCGGTCCGTCAGCTTTATGAACTCCCTGTAATCCATCTTCAATAGCTGGATGGTGTATGGGCTTAGGTCTTTGGCCACCTTATCAAAGTCAATCTCGCCGTTCTGGGTATGCTCGTCGCCCTTGAAGGTGTCCACGCCGACCACCTGCTCAAAATAGTTGCTCAGGGCCACGGTTGAGTAGCCGTACTCCACGCCGAACTCCAAGGCCGTTTTATGCCTGACGCTGAACCTGTCCATTATGTCGGATAGGATGGTCTCAAGTCCGACCCAGGCTGAGGGCACGTCTATGAGGTTCTTGGGATTTTCAAACTTACTTGGAGAATAAACTTGCATAGGCTCTCTCCCACTTGTGGATGTGCTTGGAAATGTCGTACTCGGACAGGACGTATTCCCTGGCCTTCTTGCCGATTTCCCGCCTCTTTTCGGGGTTCTTTATAAGGTCCTCAATGGCGCTCTCCCATTGGCTGTTGTCAACGATTATCTGCCCGTATTGGCCGTCCTTGGGGTTTATCTGGTATGGACTGAGGCCGTCGGCGAAGCCCTGCATGATGCACGGGATTTCAAGCATGGAGGCCTCCAGGAACTTGAGGTTGGACTTGCAGCGGTTGAAGTAATCGTCATGCCTGGGGATGAGCATCATGTCCAGCTTCAGGTTGTCCAGGGTCTCAATATAGTCCTGGATGCCGACGAAAGGCTGCCATTGGACGTTCAGGTTGTCCCAGAAGGCGTAATCCTCCTTGTACATCCGCATGACCTTCGGGTTTGACTTGGGAGGCAGGGAGAACATGATGACCTCCACGTCGTCGCGCTTGGTCAGCTTCTCCAGGACGGGCCCCAGTGACTTGAAGTCGTCGTTCATGGCCACGGATCCGACGAAGCCTATCCTGACCTTGCCGTTGTCGTTTCGTTGCGGCTCGTCCGGCCAGTCCATCGGGTCCACGCAATTCGGGAGCACGACCACGTTGGGGTTCAGTTTCCGGTACTCGTCGGCCAGAAACTCGGTGGAGCAGGTCACTAGGTCGGCCATCTCCCTGATGAACCTGTCGGTCCAGCGGTCAACGTATTCCAGGCGCTTCTCCTGGTACTTTTCCAGGCCGGTGAAGTTCTTGTAGGTGTCGTCGTTGTCGTAGACGATCTTCTTGCCCATCTTCTTGAGCTGGGTGGCGACGTTGAAGGCCCTGTCGTCGTTCGGCCTGTGGAAGACGCAGACGTCGGCGTTCATCATGCCCTTCTGGGCCAGTTCCGCCCTGTATGACGATTCAAAATTGGACGGGATGACGGAAGTCCTGTCCCCGTCCCAGCCGGCGGCGACCATCGGGATGTACTCCCTTACTAGCCAACATCCGCTAAGAAAACTATTAAAGAAATAGACCTTAAGACGTTTTGTTTGCATATTGGTAACTTACATTTACAGGGTTCCAATTAGGATTTTTGTCACCGAGTTTTGAAAGCCTAACCTTAAGTCTTGACTTGGGATTTTCCATAGGGTTTGGCCTAGTGCCTACTAATTTCTTTTGAGCCAAGCTCATGTTCCGTCTAGCTTCAGCTGAACGGATAAATACTCCTTTTGGCATTATCGGCCCATCCTTTGCGCCCGCTTGCGCAAAAAGTCTTCCAGAGTCTTTTTCTGCTCCGGCTTGGGGACATCAATCGTGGTTTCCTGGCCGTCTTTATCAATCATCACCGATTCTTTTTTGATGTTCTTCCAGTCTATGAAGGTCTTGCCTTGTTTTTTTGACATATGAATTATCTCTGAACCTAGCGGTTGAGTTCTCCGGTTCAGGGGAGGCTCAACCGATAAGACAATTATTTTAGACTAGCTCGCGGATTGCAAAAGCTAGGTTGATTGTTTAGGTGCTCGTCTTGATGTAGACACCAGCGGCGTCCCGGTTCTCAATCACGCCGTAGACCAAGTCTGCGGTGGAAAGGAAGCCCAAGTATTCCGGGATGTAGTTGGTCTGCAAGCGAACGCCCATTGATCCGGTTCGGCTCTTGCCGGTGGAGGGCAGGGAGGCGGTTGCGTAGTGCAGCGCGTCCTTGGAAGCCAAAGCGTTGGCGCGGCCAGTGGTCTCGGAGATGTACTGGATGTTGTTGGACACCCAGACGTCGTAGCCGTAGAGCTTGGCAGTCGGCCTCTTTGATACCGGGTCCTGGACTGGAGCGTTGACAGCTAGTGAAAACTTGTCAATGTTCTGCAGTTGGTTCCAGAAGACCTTGGTGTCAAAGAAGAATGCGCCGTCAGCCGGGTCATTGTTGCCGCCCTCGTAGATGCCGATGGCCTTGCGGATGTCGGAATCGGCGATTACCGCCACGGAGGTGCCGACGACGTTGGAGAAGCCCAGGAACAATGCGGCCAATGCGGTTTCTAGTTTCTTAGCTACCGTAAAGGCGGCGTTATTCATGTACCGTTCCTGCAAGTAGTAGCTCTTCTTTACCTGGGCCACTTCCTTGTCAAGAATCATGAACGAGACCTCGTACCAGTTGTTGACCGCCAAATCAATATCCGTCTCGGTAGCGTTGTTCAGCGTGACCGCCGTGCCGTTGGAAACGGAGTTGGCGGACATTTCAGTCAAGTTGGGGGTGTGCAGAACGTCACCGCCGCCAGCCAGTTCGGCTGATCGGTTGGTGAAGAAGTTTGCCATCACCAGCTTGGAACGGAGGATGTCGTTCAACCGTTCGCCCCAGATTTCCGGGAGCATGACATCTAGGGTAGTAGATGTCTCAAACCCTGTTGGGAATGCCATTTATATTATGTTTCTGGCCGATCCCCTATAAAGAACTTACTTGATGACCGTTTCGTTGAAGAGTCTCTCGTGGTCTTCCCTCGTCAGCGGTTGGTCAAAGGTAGGAGCTGATTTCTTGCGACCTGAGCCTTTGGACGCGCCCAATGACGCTTCCGCCTTCCGCTTATCCTCTTCCGCCTGGGTCTTGAACCTGATGAATCGCTCATCGTGAGTGGCGGCGATAAGGGAAATGCCTTTGCGTCCGGCGATGTACTTGGCTTCCTCAATCGCATCGTCATCAAGCCCCTGGCTTCGGAGTATCTTCTCGTCAACCTGTTCTTCTGTTAGGGTCGGGCCTTGATTAACTGTTTCTTTTCTTTCTGTTTGTTTTGGCTCCGGCTTGCTGTTGGTCAAGAGCGCTTTCAGCCTCTTGGCTTCGGCCTCGGCCTTCTTTGCCCGCGCATACATCTTCATCTCTGATTCCGTATACCTGGGCTTGTCTTCGTCCTCGGTCATCGGCTCTGCGCCGGTTTCCTCAACTTCGTCGGTTGTTTCCGTGTCCGTCACGTCCTGGTTTTGTGACTCCAGTTCGTCGCTGAGTTCTTCACTCATACATGATTCCTTTAATGGCCTGAACCTAGGCCTTGGCGGTAACTAAGCGCTACCTCCCAACCGGCGACAGCAACCGGCTGGGAGCTAGGGCCTATTTAGCCGGGTTTACCTTGGGCTTGTCGTGCCTGACCTCAAACATGTCCGCCAGCGCCTTGTCGGAATCCTGCAGGACGAACATCAGGCGGTTGTACCAGTTGGTGTCCGCCTCCTTCATGGCGTCCTCCACCAGCCTGTCCCTTGCGATGGCGGTTATGTGGTCGTAGACCTGGCGCTTCAACTCAGCGTCCAGGTGGAAGTCCATGAGCTTACTCACCTTGCACCGCCTCCGGCCTTAATGCGGCCACTTCCGGCGGCACTCCCGGCTGTTGCGGCTGCAACGGCTGGTCCGGCACGGAAGCCTGCTGGGTTAGCTGCTGGGCGTTCTTGTTCTGCCCCAGCCCCAAGGTGATGGGCGAGATGCCGGCACCGGACTTCTCAAGGGCCAATGAAAGCATCTGGGAGGCCACGGGGTCGGTCTGGAAGATCATCGGGTTAGTCAGGTAAAGCTGCAGGAGGTTTGAGATGGTCTCCAGCACGGCCACCTTGTTCTTCTGCTCGCCGGTGGTGACGATGGTGATTTTGGGCTTGAAATCCTTGTAGTAGCCCTTGGGGACGTCCAGGAAGCGCTTGTCCTTGGTCTGGCCGATGAAGTCGCGGTAGCCCTGCTTGAAGGACTCGTACTCCTCCATGGACACGACCTCGCCTGACAGCACCAGCTCCTTGACCTTCTGGTTAGCGTTGTAGTTGGCGTAGTTCTCGTCCAGGCTCTTTAGCTCCTCGGCGGAGTAGTCGGAGGCCAGGATGTGCGCCTTGTCCAGCATCTTGGCGATGTGCGGCAGTATCCAATCGTTGAACATCTCCACGATGAAGATGCCCATCTCCTGCCGGCGCTGGTTGAAGGTTGAGTTTGACTGCTGCTGGACCATGGCCTGCAGGCGGAAGGCCTGGCCGGACGGCGGGTTCTCGCCGCGCACGGCGTCGGTGATTGACGATTCCCTGTCGTACTGGCGGGTCCACTTCTCTATGAGGTTCTGGAACTCAGGGACGGCTGAGGCGACGGTGTCCAGGCGGGTGACGGGCTTGCCGTCGTCATGCTCAAGGATGGTGCCGTTCTCCGTCTCAATCATCAGGTTGCGGCCCTTGAGGTTGCGGGAGGCGGTCTGGCCGACCCACTTGCTCGCCAGCTCAAACCACTTGTGCTCCTTCTGGATGGTGTCGTTGATCCAGATCTGCGCGGGGATGCCCTCCTCGGCCACGCCGACGTGCGGGCGCTTGGCCTTCTTCTTCCAGCCTAGGACCTTGTAAGGGCTTTGGTCCTGCTCGTCGCCATGCAGGTATATCTGCTTGTTGTTAATCTCGGCGATGAAAAAACGGTATCGCCTGTAGATGAACTCGTCCGCGTCGTCCCAATCCTTGCCCATGCAGTCCATGTAGACGGACACCGGGAACTCGCCGTTGATTTCCTTGACCAGCAGGTCGGTGGTGGATTCCGCGTTGCGGTATTCCTTGAGCACCTCGCTGACGTTCTTCCAGGAATCGCGCTTGCCGGCGAAGTCCGAGGGGCTCATGTAGTGGCTTTCAATTATCGGGTATTTGAGGGGGTCGGATGGGCTGAACTCCAAGTTCTGTATCTCCGGTATCTCAATGCAAAGCTCCTTCTTGCCGTCCACGACCTTCTCCACGCGCTTCCAAAAGCTGATGCCGTAGTCCACGCGCACGGAATTGCCGTCATTGAGGGTCTTGGCGAAGTTGGACCGCTTCATCCACTCGTAGATCTCCTTGCGGAAGACGAGGGACTTGTCGTATTGCTGGCCGTCGTCGGCCTCGGCCTGGATGTCCTTGGTGTCAAAGTCGGTGGCGACCTTGGAGACGTCGCAGTTGGCGTTGATGACGTTCATGAACGGCTTTTCGCCGTACTCGTCGGCGTCGCCGGACTCGTAGCGGGAGTTCAGGTAGAACTCTATGGTGCGCAATACCTTGCGGTAGTCCACGTCCAGGCCGTCGGTGATTGACACGGGGGCGGCGTAGGCGTCGGAAAGTCTTTTTAGTTCTTTCGTAAGCAGGCTGTTGGGTGTAAGCATGACAAAAAGGGCACTTCCGTGATGGAAATGCCCCGAATTATTCGTGGGTGGTTATTTAGTTAGGGATAGTATAGCAAATTAAACGTCTTTTGGCAAGTTTTTCTCCCATATCATCTCAATGTTGCCGGCGTAGCCCGCTATGTCCACCAGGTTATCGCGCTTGGGGCTGTGCTGGTGGCGGCTTATCTTCTGCAATATGTTCAGTATGCACACGTCCTCGGCGGTCAGTGGCTTGCGGAAATCCACCATCTTGTCGTCTATGAACTTCTGCTCAATGTAGATGTTCCAATACTTCGCCGTCAGGCCGTGGTTATCGGCAGGGTGGCCATAATCCTCGTTGCGGGGGCCGTGGATGATTTCGTTTGCCTCTTCTAGGATGTTCACAAAACTCCTTTCAGGTGAATCTCCATCGTCCTGGCCGTGCCGTCCGGCAGTATCGTCTCCTTGGTCAGCGCCGTGACTACTATGTTGGGCATCAGCCCGCCCTGCCTGGCCTTGGTGATCAAGATGGACGTGTCGGCAGGGAAAGCCCGTATCTTGTTGATAAGCTGCTGCTCCTGGGGTGATAGTTCCATTACCTTGCTTTGTTTTTCTTTAATTTCATCCTGGCCAGCCACCGCCTAGCCATGTCCTCCGGGTCCTGGCCGGCGTTCTTGGGTATGGCGGGCAGAAAGCCGTTGGTCTTCTTGATGCGGTCAAGCTCGCTGTCATACAGCTTCTTGCCCTTGTAGTAGATTGGCTCCTGGTCGTTGATGTTAGGCATTACTTGGCCCTGTTAATCTGGTAATTGAGCCTGGCCCGCATCGCCGCGGCCCTGTCCTGCTCGTCCGGCTGGCTGATGCTCCATAGGTTCTCCATCGGGTATCTGATGGCGTCCATGGAGTGCGACCAAAGGTGGTCCGGCTCGTTGATTATCTTGCCGTCGCGGTCCGTGATCCAGACGTAGTTGCGGTATTCCTTGATGACGTTGACGCTGTTTTTCGTGACCGAGATCTGCTGCTGCTGGACGAACTGGATGCCCTGGTTGACCGAGCCTGGGCCTTTGGACGCCGGGACGATGGTGACGCCATAGCTCGCGATTTCGTCAATGCTCTTTGGCTCCGCGCTGTCCGCGACGACGAGCGCCTTCCTGTCCTGGGCGAGTAGGATGTCGGCGATTTGCTTGTTTGAAAGGCCCTTCTGATAGGCGATTTCCCTGATAATATAGCCGCCGTTATAGTAATATAAAGCAACACAAGCAGTGGGGTCATTTGTGTAGCCAAAATCCAATCCATACCTTTCCAGCCTCGCTTCGTGGGGGACATCGTCAATGATCTTCCACCCGCGGTAAATTCTAGTTTCAATCTCGCCCAGCTGTCCTAGCCCGTAGACCTGCCACCAGGACTTGTTGTGTTTACGGGATTCCAATTCCCTAACAATTGTATTACTCAACCCTTCGTTGTCCTTGTAAGTCAGAATAATGAAATCGTGTTCTAAATGAGGGATGATTTGGTCATGCACCCAAAATTCATTAACAGGGTTATAGTCTATGTAAATGTCGCCACTCGTTCTAATTGCTAACTGTGTGTAGGTCTCAAAACTCATGTTATTGGCCTCGTTCATAAACAGCACATCACGTCTTGGGCCGCGGACCTTGTCTGGGCTATCAGCGGAAAAAAACTCTATTCTAGAACCAGTCTCAGGAAACGTGTATATGAAATCGGTTCTGTTCCAATTGGTGTCCTTAAAGTAATTCTGGGCATTTAATATGGATAAAAAGTCCCTTATCGCACCTCTCTTCAAATGTGGCACGGATTCACTTACCACCGAAAACGTTAAATTCTTTTCGCTTTGCGCCCTATCAATAAGGATTAGGAGAATTGCAATGGTTTTACCTGCGCTTGAACCACCTTGGATGATCTTCAGCCTATTTTTCATCGCCAGTATCTTTTTTAAGGCAGTCGTGATTTTATACATTCAGGTAAATAATCGCTTTCTCTAAGCAACTAATATTATCCTTAAACAAGCCCAACGCCCTGTTACATGACCCGCATAATAATCCCCTGACTTTCCCGGTATGATGGTCGTGGTCTACATGCAATTTAGACATTGTTTGGCAAATGGCACACTTCCCATCTTGCTTCCGCAATAGTTGCTCGTACTGTTCAGGTGTTAACCCATACCGAGCTTTAAGCCTATGAATCTGCGTTCTGATTAGGATTTTATCCCAATTCTTCACTCGTGATCTCCGTTCCGCTGTCTTCCCCCTCAAGGATTTCTTGTAGGCTTTCCTGACCGCCTTCCTCTCCGGCCTTGCGTTCCTCACCTTGGCCCAAGCTATCACTTCCGGCCTCCGCGAGTATTCCCTGTTGTACGCCCGAATCTGCTCCTTGGTCTTCATTGTTCTGGGTTATCCCACCTAAAATTGGTATCGGTATGATGTCTTTCCCATCCGCCCCCGTCAGCTCCGCCCTGGGGCTGAACTCCTTTTTCAATTTCCGTTCCAGGTACCATTGGGCGTTCGCCAGGTTGTCGGCCAGCGCGTTATAAACTGTCGTCCTGGCCAGTAGCATCGGGTGGTCTTTCAATTCCTCCCTTCTTGCTCGGAAATCCGGGTTTTTTGCCATGTACTCAAATAGTGCGGTCCTGCTTATGTTTGCATACAGGCAGGCCTCCGTGTCGGTGCATCCCATTGAGAAGGCCGTTTCCAGCTTGTCAATCACTTCCGGGGTTATTACCGTCGGCCTTCCGGGTTTTCTGGGTTCTAGCTTTTGGCTTGTTGTTTCCGTCAATCTTGTCCTCTAAGTGCTTAATGACCTGGAACATTGAGTACATCGCCCGCTGGGTGTCCTTCAGTTCCTTGCGGACCCAGTCTTTGAACCTCTCTTCCTGGCCCGTCTGGTGGTCGGTCATTTGTCGTAGATGTAGATTATGACCGTGCCTTCCGGGAGGGTGTCATTTACGTTGCTGTACGGCTTCTTCTTGGCTTTCTTCTTCTTTTTCGCTGAATCCATATGTCCTCTCTAGGTAAATTATCTGGTCTTTTAGGTCCCTGTCGTAACGCTTGACTATCACGTTTGACCTTCTGACTAAATCCTTGTAGGCGTCCAGGCCGTATTTCCTGATCCACCAAAGGGTGTAAGGGTGCGGGTTGTATTCGTGGGCCATGTTATGCCCGGCGCATTGGGCGTTGCAGTTTATCAGGTCCCACCTCACGGACTGCTTGGACCTGGTTATCAAGTGGCCGCACTGCAGGGGTCCCGCGCAGTTGCCATCTTCCCACTGTACGCAGCGTCCGTCCCGCTTGCGGACTATCAGGGAGACTACCTCGTCCAGCCTGTCGGTCAGTATCTTATGCGGTGTTCGCTTCTTGCGTTTAATCATTCCGTAGGTTTAAAAATGGGGATTAAGTAGGCTCCCCAGGGCCTCGTAACCTGGCTTTCGCGCGTTGCAGGCGCTTTAGGAGGCTTATGACCTCCGACAGCGTCCGGTTGCCCCAGAGCGTGTGCCACGCCGCATGGCGTTCAATGCCGATCAGGAGCAGGTTGTACTTGTAGCCCTCGCCGCCCCTTGACCTGGGGGTGAGGTGGTGCTTGTTCCTGCGCTTGCGCTTGAACTTCAATTCGTCTTGCCTCCGTCCTTGGGCGGGCAGTGGACCAGGAGTTCCATCAGGCTCTCGGAAGCCTGGAAGTCCTTGCCGCACGACCCGCAGATGAGGTGGAAGAGAATCCGGTTGTCCTCAGTCAGCGCGAACGTGTAGTCGTCCGCGAAACCGATGCCCAGTCCGCCGCACTTGCAGTGGACCCGCATGACCGACGCCTTGACGTAGCGCCCGGCGCTCATTACCCGTCCTCGTCGCCGTAGTCGCGGTCAGTGATGGGCCTCTCGGAACGGGTCTGGACCGCCAGCTGGGAGCTGACCGACCAGTTGTTGAGCCGGACGCCGCAGGACTTGCAGTCCTTCTGTCCGGTCCACGTCTGGCTCATGTTGCAGCGGTTGCACGTGATCTGGCGAAGCGGCTTGTTCATCGTTGTCCTCCTGATAACACAGCACACTAAGGGGAAGCAGTAGCCACGCCGAACGGGTCGGGGGGTGATCGCCGGCATGGTCTGCTTGAACCCCTCAATCTGCCGTCTTATTCCCGGATCTTCACGTCCGACAGCTTCTCGGAGAAGCGGTCAAAGGTCCGGATGAAGACCGATGAACCCAGGACCAGCTCAACCGCGCGGATAATGGCTTCCGGCGCGTCGCCGTCCAGAACGTCAACCGCGACCAATGCTTCCATGACGCCAATCGCGACCAGCTTCCAAAACCTCGTAGACTTCAAAAACTCCATGTTTGTTCAGTTAATTTTATTTATAAAGTAATCGTTCAATGACTGCTTGTACCACGTTGACCGTCACGGCGTTGCCGCAGCACTTGTACCGCTGGGTGTCGCTTATCCCTTCCGTCCAGCCGTCGGGGAAGCCTTGTAGTCTTTCGCACTCGGTTGGGGTTAGGCGGCGGATTTTTGCGTCCTGTTCAATTCCCGTCCTTTGCCCGTGATTGTCAAAACCTTTCCAGTAGTTGCAGTCAATGGCTGTACTCGCAAGCCGTTCATCAGTTTCTTTGCCTGTCCCGCTGATAGGAAATACTTGTCGTCCACTGAATCCTCCAAGATGTCCGACAATGAACACTCTTTCCCGATTCTGGGGGACACCGAAATTCTTGCTGTTAAGCACTTGCCATTCCACGCCATACCCCAATTCTGCAAGCGTGCCGATGATGGTGCGAAAAGTCCTTCCGTTGTCATGAGATAGCAGTCCTTTGACGTTTTCCAGGACGAAGTTCTTGGGTTTTTTAGCTTCAAGTATCCTTGCGATGTCAAAGAAGAGCGTTCCTCTTGTGTCAGCGAATCCCATGCGCTTTCCGGCGATGGAAAAGGCCTGGCAGGGGAAACCTCCGACGAGGAGGTCAAAGTCTGGGAGGGTGGCGGGGTCAATGGCTGTTGCTGATCCATAGTTTTTGTGTTCGGGATAATGTTTTGAGTAGATTTGGATGGCGTACTTGTCAATTTCGGAGTAACCAATACAAGTGGAATTACGTCGCTCATCGGGTTGGCTGATAATGTCCCCACTAAATCGCTCAGATAAGTCTTTTGTTTGCCCCTGTCCCCCGACTTCCTGATTATCCGATAATCGTTCATAAGCCTGTTCTATTCCTTTCTCGAACCCACCAATTCCTGAAAACATTGAGAAGTAACGCATCAGTTGAAATAGCCTTTGATTACTGAACTGTTGATATTGAGCCTCCGCCCTTCCGTGACGCGGCACCTAGAATAGTTTGACTCCGACAGGACCAGGTAATCGCCCTCTATGGCCGTGA